CATACCCATTCGAGATATCTGCATTACTTGATCACCTTGCATTTGAAGAACAACACCTCTCTTAGCATCTGAAAAGTACATTCGATCACTCCATACAGCAAAACTCTCTGGGTTTGATGATATACCGAACTCATAAGGTAAAGCAATTTGTGTCCCAAGTACTTCAGGTACAGATGCTACTGATCCACCACCAACGGCGTCAACCAATAAGTTTTTACCGTATAGAACTGACGTGATTTTATCTTGGTGTAATACCACTAGGTCAGTTGTTCTAGCGTAAAGTTTTTGGACGGTACCAAAGTTCTTGTCTAGGTTCTTGAAGTTAGCAAGAGATAGGTTGAACTCATTCAATCTATTAATAGATGAGTCCCAACGATACAAGCCGCTATATGTAACCGACGTATCTTTTATCTGCTCTTCATAATCCTCAATAACACCGCTAGCGCGAAGGCTGTACTTAAGCCATGGCTCATTGAATCCATCTAATATTCTATTTGACTCGACACCATTTCCATAGCAGTAAGCGTTATAGTCTGAATTCTTGTTGCCGATGTTGTTTAATTGAACAACAGCTTGATTGAGCACACCTGATTGGTTTTTGTCGATATTGTTATCAGAAACACCGCCAGGGATTGTTGCTGTTGACGTTGTATAATTTATTTCTATAGAGTATCTATCTGGTATGCTAGTTATCGTGTAAAATGCAGCAGGTATGTTAGCTGCTGTAACGTATACTTGTTGCCCATCTTTAAAGTAATGAGGTTGAGTTTTATTGTCTTGAATTAATCTCAAATTAGATCCAATAGCAACACATCTATCATAATTCCATAAAGCCATGTGATTGCCATTGATATCAACAGGATATGTTCTGCTCATCTCGTAGAATATATCTACGTCATCATTAGCTGGAACTGTTTCGGCTGTAACTCTATTATTTAAAGGAGTTTGAGTTACCTTTAAAGAAGCCTTAATCTCATTCTTCTGATTACCTATAAGTGAACCATTTCCAAAACCTTGTATACACATGTATAAGCTTGATCCTGCCACAGCAAATGAAACTTGGCTTATTGAGTTTGAAGTAGGTGACCCTGTATTAGTATATGTTATACCATTTCTAAATGTAACACCCCTAGATCCAATATTATTAGTTGAGCCTTGATCTTTCCATTGAACAAAGCTTGAATAAGCGCCTGACTCATAAAACCATTCTTCTAAATTAACATAGTAATTTGAAGAAGTAAATGAATTAGTTTGAGCTCTATATCCATCTCCTGGCGCACAGTCATATTCAATATCTATTACTATTTGAGCTCCTGGATATATAATACATCCTGTTGGCTCTTGTAATAAAGCAACGCCACCGTACTCATTTATACCAAATGAATTAATATTGACAGGAAGTCCATAATTATTGTTATTTCTAGCTGATGGAGTACCGGATTTACTTCCTTGACCTCTTACGTTGAATACAAATCTATCACCTGGTGTGTAAGTACCTGACTGAAAATTTAAAATAGCTGTTTGACCTGTAGCAATAGTAATTACAACAGGTGTTGTAGTGATATTAGATTCAGCACTAAATGATGACTGATCGAGAGTTAGTGTGGTTTTGTATTTATTTCCTGGAGTTATTAATACAGTAAGTCTTGCATCTGTCTGACAATTTATATTTGTCATATTGATAGTTGGACCAGTATTCTGAATGGTATTATCACCACTAAAGTGATAGTAAGCCAATGTGCTAGCAATGTTTGCGTTAGTATTTCTATTGGTTACAGGATCTATTGTGTTTGTTCCAAATCCAGGGATTTTAGGCCCTCTACCAGATCCATTAAAATTAAATACTACTTGACTTGTTGCACTAATAAACGTATCAGATGCATCAGCTTTAATCTTAAAGTAAAGACCTTCTAATGAACCACTATTTATAGCATTGGTAGCTTTTTGCTCAAGCTCAAGTACTTTAAATTGCTTGTTTGAATTTGTAGGCCCAGATCCAGAAGACTTGAATATAATATACCCATTTACTTTAATCTTATCTCTGTCTGATTCATTAATTAAAAAATATCGGTAAGATCCAGAAACTAAATAAGTTACTGGGAAGATGTTATAGTATTCAGTCTTAGATTGCTTTACAAAGAATCTATATCCAGTCGCCCACTCAGGTGCCTTGTTTTTTATGTTAACAACCAATGAGTTAGCTGTGCTTGAATTTGCTGGCGGTATGTATACTGAGTTAGATAGGTTGTTATTTGTGTTGTCAGTTGTAGTCGTAAGGACGGTAGTCATTCGACCGTAATCATCTAAGTATGCAATGCCAATCTCGTAGTCACGATCACTTCTCCATGTCTGCTTAGGCTCTGAAGTAATTATGTCAGATGTGTAGCCAACAGTGTAGTTTATGTCTATGAAGTTTCCAGAGTTGTCGATAAGATCTCTAAACTGAGTATAGTTACCCATAATCAATCGACTACCTATAATATCTTGAGCTAGTGCCTTTAATGGCACATTATCAAACAATCTAGTCACCTGATCAGACGGGAGCGCTGCATAGGTTTTATTATTCATAAACCTAAAGCTGTAGGTAGAGTTGTCTGATATACCTATCTCTTCTTTGTTTAGGGTCTCAACTATTTTTACATTTAGCGTTCTTGACTCCCATACCAATAACTGAATCTCCGTTACAAATTCGTTGCCTGTTTCAAACACAACCTCAACTTGGTTGAACTTGTTAAGCATTCCTTTATTATCACCGGTCTCTGTGTCTATCTGTAAAGTTTTAGGATCAAAAGAAACCGCCGAAAATGGAGACATTGAGGAGTACTCATTGTCCACATACTTATATCGATAACTAAAGTATACAAACTTATCCTCGATGTTATTCGGTTCTAAGTTTGGAGTTGATATGGTATTTAATGATATGAAAGGAGAGTTTAATGGGGGCGCAATAATCAAGTTAATGTCGTCATTAATCTTAGGATCATTAACACTGTATGTTTTACATCTGCTAATATTAATCTTTCTAGGTGGATTTAGGTTGTCATTCCAAATAAGAAGACCTCCACCATTGCCATCAGTCACATAGTTAACACCGGTGATGAGGTGTTTTTTATCAAATCCAAGTTGATTAGTGGTAGTACCTAATACCAACAACGATGTGTTAGTAACTTGATTGTACTCAAATATACCCTCAAAGTTGTCAGCCTTTACAAACCAATATAATAAGTTTTCAGCTTCAACTGATATTGCGCCAATTGTAATAGCATTCGTAGGCGCTGCAATTTGGTATTTAGATAGTATGGTAGTTATGTTGGTAGTTATGGTGTTACCAAGAGTGTTCTGAACGGCACCAATATTTGACCCCTCAGATGTGTCAATAGTAACGTTAACCGCATCACGGTATTCACCGTCCGGTACTAATCTCTCGTCGAGATCTTTGTTCATCCTACCGGCAAGAAATGTTCTTTGAAACTCCATCTATTTAATCCATTTATCCTTGCCTCGCATAGCCATAAGCAATCGACCAGGATGCATGTTACTTAATCTAATTTTAGTATTTCTAAGTAGAGCTGTCTTTTCTTTCTTAACTCTATTCACGATGTATTCTTGAACGCCAAACTTATTGTTAAGTAGGGCATACTTTAAGTAAGCGTAAACGTATTCCTCAGCAAGTTTGTTGATTGTGATAAGAGAGTCATCACCGTTTTCCATGCCATCTGAAATGTATTCAAGCACAATATATGCATGCTGAACGCCAGATGTAAAGTCAATCACGCCGGCTGCTTTATTAACAAAGAATCTTGGGTTTATATTTGCATCAGCTGTCTCTAAACCAAAGTTCTGCGCGATAGGATATCCAAAGTACCACTCCCCCTCATATTCCCATCCCATTTGGTTATAGTATGGACCAGGGCCTACGTATAATTGGTTCTGTTGACGTAGTATGTCTAGCTTAGCTTCACCTACAACAACCTCACCATTTGAGTCAAACACAATGTCACCATTGTTATCTTGTAAGTACGCTGTAGCTGTAATGCTCTGACGAGCCTCTGTAAGCGGATATAAGACACCATTTCGGAGCATTGATATCCTTGCATAGTTTACATAGTCAGGAGGCAATACCATCTTTAATTGATCGCCTAGCTCAAACTCAAGAACCTTAATGTTTCTAAGTGCGTCGTAGTTAATCTCTTGGATTGCCCTCTTTGCGTGAAATAGAACAGTATATCGGTCGACATTATTAACCAACTTGTCATTACCAACATACATCAATATAAAGTTATTGACGATGTCAGCCAAACTGACGTACTGATAAGAACCCCAATTAGCGTCCTCAGGAATGTTACCATTATTGGTATAGTACTGATAGTTAGTAATATATGCCATTATTGTTTTTGTTGAATGTCTTGTACTTCTTCAGCTTTAGCTGCCGATACGATATCTTTATCTCCAATTGATATACCAGAGTATTCGAGGATCTTTATAACCAGGTTAGCAAAGTCATCGAGTGGTAGCTCAAAGTCTACGTAGTTAGAGTCGTTTGGATTAAAGAACGGATCTCCAAGTCCGTTTACAGTGTAAGTCCACTGTGGATCTCTTGGGTATCTTAAGTACTGACTAGTTACGTTTGTAGTTATTGTGGTAGGATAAACCAATATGCCGTTCTCATCCATTGTGTATACCGGATAAGCAGTACTTGGAGCGGTTAGGTTTGAGTTTACTAGGTTTAATATCTTACGATGACTAACCTTTTCTACCTCTTTACTGTTGTTGTATATTACCTTTTCTAAGAAAAAGTAATCGACAGGTAAATTAAATTTGTTTGTACCTGCATTATAGCCTAGGGCAGTTAATACAGAAAATGAATCTATAACCTCACCCATATTTTTAGGAATATCAGTATACCCCTCTCCATGCATTCTAGCGTTCTGCTTATTAATTGCATTGCTATAATTAAACATGTACTGACCGAAAATCTCAAGCTGTGCTTGTTTGGCAAATTGATTGAATTCCAACGGCGTAATAAAGCCGCGGTTATCCTTGCTGATTATAGAGAGTACTGTATTTCGAACGTCATTGATCATCTGACTGCTTTTGTACAAAGATAAATAAAAAAAGGCACTCCATGTAGAGTGCCCTTTAAGTAGTAGTTAGCTTTAGATTAAGCTACATCGATGTCACTAACAGCCTGTGGAACAGCTACGTCATAAATAACATTTGTCCAAGATGTTTGCAAAGAAGCAGCAATTGCAGCTTGAATTGCGTCACGCATACTAAAAGCAACTTGAGCAGCATGAGTCAATGTAACAACTTTACCACCTGCATAAGTAATTAAAGTTGTAACAGCAGTTGCAGAATCAGAAGCTGCTTCAACTAAGATTACATTGTTAGCAGATACTAACTGGTTTCCAGCACTTGTGACTGGGATAGATAAAAACTTTTCCATTTTCTAAAAATTTAATGGGTTAAACAATGCTCAAAGTTAATCATTTCCTGAAAACTTATCTTCAAGGAATTTGAATAGCTCTATACCTTCATCTGATTGCAAGTGAGACGCAAGTGCGTGGATATGATCATGCCCAAATGGAACGGTCATTAAACGCTTCTTATTGTCTTTTAGGTTGAAGTGGATGTCTTTGTTTCCACGGAATGTAAAGTAACCTGTAGAAAATGCACGAGCAGCCATGTTATTCACCTTTAAAAGTGGATCAGATGCGGCTTCCATGAAATCTTGAGGATATCTCTTAGCAAACAACATCATGTCACGCTTAATTTCAGCAGAGCTCATTAAATCAACATTGCCATGCAATACCAATCTAGCTACCGCTTCAAGCGTTGTAAGGTCTTTGTCGGCCAAATCGCGTGCAAGTAACAACGCGTCAATCTCAGAGAATAACTCCTTAACATCTTCTTGCGCATCACGTTCAGCATCAAACTCGTAAAATTCAGTACCATTACCTGGGTGGTAATGTAAGAATTCTTGTAATACTGGGTTGCTTTTTGGAACTGTAAGAACACCGTCCTCAAATACAATTGGCTCAACAATTACGTTGGCATCTTGATCATCTTGAAATGGGCTTCTTGAATTTCTCGCATATCTCAATGGATGATTAGCGTTGGTTTCTTCATCATAATAAAGCAAACGCTTGCGAGGAGTGTCTTTGTGTGCAATGTAGTAGCTCAGTGGAGCTTCTTGCAACTTTAATAAATATGTCCTATCCTTAGGCTCTAGTTTTACTCTGTTCATTTGAT